TAGATGTAGTTTCCTTTATTGCTTTCAAAGTATTACTGGATAATGCTTCGCAACTAAAGACAACTGTTACTACTGCTTTAAAAATAGGGCAGAAGTTAGAAGACGAACTAAGGTTTACTAAGTTTGAAGAACTAGACCCTAAACATTTTAGGAATATAAAGAAACATACCAGAGATACCAAGCATGAAAGGTATAAAAGAAATCTTATGGTCTATCACATGAACAGTAAAGGCCATGAGTTTCAGACTTGGACAAGAGGTAATAAGGTTAATGTTGGTCTTAAGTTGATTGAGTTGGTAATGATAAAAATTAATATGGTCAGAATGATTAATAAAAAGGTAGGTAAAACATCATCAAGTTATGTGGTTTTTACTGAAAGGTTTATGAAATATATAAGACAGGGTAGATCAAACAGAATAGCTGCCTTCCCTATATATCTTCCTTGCCTAGACAAACCTCGCCCTTGGAAGTCCATTGACGAGGGTGGATATTTTACAGACAGACTAAAAGCAAAAGCTATAAAGAGTTCTAATCGAGACTACCTAAACACACTACGAACAAAAGACTTATCAACAAGTCTGAAATCGTTAACTCTGGCGAGTCAGACAGCTTGGGAAGTAAATCAATTTGTATTAGAAACTCTTGAATACTGTTGGGAGGAACGAATAGAGGTTGGTTCATTAATTGATAGGGAGCTTGCAGAACTGCCAACAAAACCACTCGATATGGATACAAATAAAGAAGCAAGAAAAGAGTGGAGATATATGGCTTCCTTAATACATGATATGAATCATCAAAATATGGTCAAGCGGTATCAGATACTATCCATGATTGATACAGCTAAAAGATATATTGGTGAAAAATTTTATCACGTTTATCAGTTTGATTTTACTGGTCGTATGTACCCAATGACTGCACACTTTCACCCACAAGGTAATGATATTGCAAGAGGATTACATAGGTTTCATAAAGGTGCAGAGATAAAAACTAAACAAGATTTAAACTGGCTTGCCATAGCAGGTGCTAATCATTTTGGCATGAATAAACATACATACGAGGAAAGATTAGAGTGGGCTTATATAGAAGGTACTGATCTGGCAGAAGAAGTTTATAAAGATCCTCTAGCTAATGTTGGTATATGGGGTAAGGCAAAAGAACCATTTCAATTCCTTGCCTGGTGTAGAGAATGGTCTGAGTTTCAGATTACAGGTTGGGGGTATATCTCTCATCATGTTTGCTGCCTTGATGGTACAAATAATGGCTATCAACATATAGCTGGTCTTATATCAAATAAACATTTAGCCAATAAAGTTAACCTACAAAATGTTAAACAACCACAAGATTTATATAAACAAATCCTTGATATTCTATTGCTATTACTGAAGAGTGAAGACTCTGAACAAGCTAAAGAATGGTATAAATTAAAAGATAAGTTAACAAGAAAGTTTATAAAGAAACCTGTACTTATGATTCCATATAATTCAACAACATTTGGGATAGCAAACTACATAGAAAAATATTTTGTAAATGAAAATGTTTTTATGGCAAAAAATTTTAAGAACAATTTTTATCTGGCAAGCATGATAGAACAAGCAGTAAAATATGTAACCCCAGAAAGTTATGAAGTTCTAAAATATCTACGAACTATAGCTTCTTGTTTCAATTACGAGAATAAGTCTATTTCTTGGCATACACCATCAGGGTTTTTTGTGCAGCAAAACTACCATAAGAATGATATTAAAATTGTCAGAATTAAATTAAGCGATTCAAGTATGAGGTTACATCTAAACGAACCTGATAGAAGTAAAGTAGATAAACGTAAACAGTCACAGGGTTTTCCTAGTAATTATATTCATAGTCTTGATGCTGCACATTGTCACTTGAGTTTAGTTGAAGCAAGCAAGCATGGACTTACAAACTTTTGCGTTATCCATGATTGCTATGGAAGCCCTGCAAGTGAACTACAAAAATTTATTGAATGTGTAAAGCAAAGTTTTTTTAAAATTTATAGCGATAATAATTTAGATAATTTATATCAACAGACAGCAAGCCAGTTAAGTGATACCAGTAAATTACCAACAGCACTAGATATGGGAGACTATGAAATTAAAGATGTCTTGACAGCACCATATATATTTACATAACAAAAGATCAAGGTATAGTTAAGGAACGTCTTTTATAGACGCAATAAAACGGCAACCAAACCAAGGTAAAAAACATGGAAGAACTCAAGCCAGAGACTATTAAGATAGTCACACCTAACCCTACTAACTTTAGGTATTCATATCTTGTAACCCCTGATGAATACAAAGGTGTTAGGAAATATAAAGCAGAGTGTCTTATCAAGAAAGGCACAATTACTAAAGATGAAATGAAAAGGGAAGTTGATGCAGTAGAGCATATCTTTGGACAACTGGAAGGGTTGCTTGAAAGATGGAAAGTTGCTTTGAAAGAACACTATCCAGACAGAAAGTTTAGTCTTACAAAAAACAAACATGGCGAACCATCATTACCTTACTTTCTTGAAGATGATTACTTAGTAATCAGAACAAGTAAGAAGGCTGGAGGTGTAAAACAGAATGGTGATGTATGGACTAATCCACCTGTAAGCTTTTGGCATACGGATCTTACTCTTATGACAGAAGAGGAAAAGAAAGAGTATGAAAAGATCAGTCCAGCTTTAGAAGGTCAGATGTCTATAAAGTGTAGTGGTTATGATGCAGGTGCTAACGGTGTCGGTATCAGATGCCAACCTTTACAAGTCATAGTAAGAAAACACGCTGAATGGACAGGCAGCCCAGACTTTGAAGCAGAAGCACAACCTAGTTATGAAGAAAAAAGAACTGCATCATCAGCAGCCGACTTCTAAATACAAGAGTAAGTTTGAAGCTGACTTTGCAGCTACACTAAACAAAAAGAAAATTGTATTTACTTACGAAACCCTTGAAATAGATTATGAAATTACTTGCTGCTACAAGCCTGATTTTATCCTCGACAATTTTATTGTTGAAACAAAAGGGTACTTCTCAAAAGAAGATAGAAGAAAACATCTTATCATCAAGAAGACTAGACCCGAACTAGATATTAGATTCTGTTTTCAAAACAGCAAGACTAAATTATCTAAAGCTAAGAACTCTATCTCGTATGCCAAATGGTGTACGAGACATGGGTTTCAATACTGCGATAAAACTATTCCTGATGATTGGTACTAATGTTTAACTACCATTTACCTGATGATCCAAAACCAGGTGCTATTTATTTTGATCCTATCAATGAAATGTGGAGAGTTTTTAATGGTAAAACATGGGTTGATGTGAGCTTGAAAGAACACAAATGTAACTTAAATGAAGAGCCAATACAAGAGTAAAAAGATTTGTCCTGAGTGTGGCAAAAAGAATTGTGCAGTCTTTGATGATGGACATGAACATTGCTTTACTATGGACTGCAACTACACCTACTACCCAAACAAGAAAGAAAAGAAATTGAGTAACATCATTCCAATGCGAAAGCCAACACCTAGATTATTAAAGGTGACACCGATAGCTCTACCCAAACGTGGAATCACTAAGGAAACTTGCGAACTATTTGGTTATGGGCAAGGAGAATACAAAGGACAACCAGTTCAAGTAGCTACTTACAAAGATCAATTCGGTAAAGATGTCGCACAGCATATAAGGTTTCAAGACAAGAAGTTTATATGGATTGGTGATATGTCAAAAGTACAACTATGGGGTCAGCATTTATGGAGACAACATGGCAGTAATGGATCAGTCTTTGTTACCTGTTGCGAGGGTGAGATTGACTGCATGAGTGCTAGTCAGATACAGGGCAATAAGTTTCCTTGTATATCTATCCCATCAGGAGTGCAGTCAGCAGCTAAGTATCTAGCAGCAAACTATAAATGGCTTGATAATTATTGTCGTATAGTTCTTTGCTTTGATAATGATGAAGCAGGGGAGAAAGCTAGTGAGAAATGTATGGAGGTCTTGCCTAAAGGAAAGGTTGCTATTGCAAGACTAGATAGAAAAGATGTCAATGAACATCTTGTCTTAAACGAGGGTGAACTTGTAAGAGATAGATTATGGAAAGCTAGACCAGTAAGACCAGACAGTTTAATTAATGCTGCTGATGCCTGGGATCTATTTAATAAAGAAACAAGCCTACCTATATCAGACTTTCCTTATCCAAAACTAAATGAATATACAAGAGGTTTATTTCCAAGCCAACTGTTTACGATAGCTAGTGGAAGTGGTGCAGGTAAAAGCACTATATGTAGAGAGATGGCTTATCACTTTCTGCAACGTGACATCAAGGTAGGTTATATAGGACTAGAAGAAACAGTACAAAGAACATTACAAGGATTGGTTGGCATTGATCTTAACTGCCCTTTACATCTCAACGACAATAGATATACAGATGAAGAAATCAAAGCTGCATTTGATAAGCTGACATCTACTAGAAATTTATTTTTATATAACCACTTTGGTAGTCTTGACCCTGATGTATTACTTGAACAGATAAGGTATCTGGCAACAGTAGATAAAGTGAAGGTAGTAATACTGGATCACATATCTATAGTCATGTCAGGTCTTGAATTGGACAATGAACGTAGGGCTATAGATGTAACCATGACAAAGCTTAGAAGCTTATGTGAATCTACAAATATAGCTTTGATAGTAGTTAGCCATTTACGCAGACCACAAGGCCAAGGACATGAGGAAGGTAGAGACATATCTGTTTCTGATCTACGAGGATCTCATAGTCTTGTTCAGTTAAGTGACATTGTTCTTGGTGCTTCACGAAACCAAGTTGGAGAAGCATACGAAAGATCAAGACTACAACTAAAGATACTTAAGTCAAGACATACTGGTATGACAGGAGAAGTAGATAGGTTACTGTACGACCAGAACACAGGTCGGTTAGTTGTTTATGAAGACACCTTTGGAGATTAATTATGACACTTCTTATTGATGCTGATTGGTTAGTATATTCTTCTTGTTGTGCCTGTGAAGAAGACACACGTTGGAATGAGTGGCAACATCAACTTACAAGTGATGTTAGAGACTGTCTTAACTGCTTAGAAAATAGGCTTGATGTTTATAAAAATATTGCACAAGACAAACATGATATTGTTATGTGCTTTACTTCTAACCCTACATTTAGACATGAAATATTTCCTGATTATAAAATTAATCGAATAGGTAGAAGACCACCTTTGGCTCTTAGAAATACAATCAACAAAGTAAAAGAAAGATATGAATGTATTACTTATCCAAACCTTGAGGGTGATGACGTACTTGGGTTACTTGCAACTAATGGTAGGTATGACAATCCTATTATTGTCTCAGTCGATAAGGATATGAGAACCATTCCTTGCAAGCTACTTGCAGCAGAAGAGATAGAACATATTACAGAAAAGAAAGCTAACAGGCATTGGTTTGAAATGTCTATGGCTGGTGATGCAGGTGACGGAATACTAGGTATTAAAGGTATGGGTATGGTTACAGCAAGCAAGACCTTAGCTGATACACCTGATACTGTTGAAGCACTTTGGGATAAAGTATCAAAGACTTATACAAAGAAAGGGCATACACTAGCTGATGCCATACTCAATGCAAGACTTACAAGAATATTAAGAGAAGGAGATTATAATTATCAGACAGGTGAAGTAAAACTTTGGAATCCATAAAGAAAACCCCTAGATAGAACCACTTACCTAGAGGTTTTCTTTTTGCAATACAACAAGGTAACCACTCCTTGTTATCTACAGATTAACATATAATATAGATATAGCTCTTAAATTTTTGTGCCTTTACCAGTTATTACTGACGAACTCATACAAGCTCTAGATGCTGTGTTCCCTAACAGATGTCCAGACTTATCGCTATCGGATCGTGAAGTATGGTATCGTGCAGGGCAAAGGTCTGTTGTTGATTACTTAATTGAACAGCAACTTAGACAAAAAGAAACCATGTTAACTGAATCAATTTTGGAAAACTAACTATGTGTTCAAGACCACCAACTCCTCCACCCCCTCCACCCCCAAGGCCAACAGCACCAGCCCCAGAAAAGACTGCTAAAAAGGTTGGTAAAGCTGCACCTGTTAATAAGAAGAAGAATCAACCAGGTACAGGTGTTCAACGTAGAGGAGGTACAAGTTCATTGCAGATTCAACCTTTAACTACAGGATCAAATACTGATTTAAATTTATAAAAAAATGGAATATTCACAAGGCGGTAAGACTGCTGCTGGTCGTTACGAACAATTAGTTAGTACTAGATCAACATATGAAAGAGAAGCTAAAGAGTCTTCAAAACTTACCTTGCCAAGTCTTATTCCAGAAACCACATCTGGCACAAGGGCTAGGATTAAAACCCCTTTTCAAGCCCTTGGAGCTAAAGCGGTTAACAGCCTTGCATCAAAGCTTTTAATTACATTACTACCTCCAAGCACTGCATTTTTTAAATTAACAATAGACCAACTTGCTCTTATGCAAGAAGGTCAAAGTGAAGTTCAAAGTGAAATAGATAAAGGATTAAGGACATATGAAAATGCTTTGATGGATGAAATCGAGGTATCAAATGATCGTGTTGCAATGTTTGAAGCACTCAAGCATTTGATAGTAGGTGGTAATGTTCTTTTATATTTAACTGATAAAGGATTAAAAGTATATCCACTTTCTAAATTTGTATGTAAAAGAGATTCAGTTGGTAATGTCTTAGAAATAATTACAAAAGAAACAGTAAATCCACAAGCTCTACCTCCTGAGTTTCTTAGTCAAATTCAACAAAAAGATAATTACGATGAGAAAGGTATGGGTGAAGAGATTGATATTTATACTTGCATTAAAAGATACGGTGAAGAATTTATGTGGCATCAAGAATGTAAGGGAGAAAAGATACCTGGTACTGACGGAAGATCTAAAGTTGATGTCTCTCCCTGGATTTTATTGAGGTGGGTACGAATTGACGGAGAACAATTTGGTCGTGGGTACGTAGAAGAGTATCGTGGCGACCTTATATCTCTTGAAGCTTTGACTCAAAGTGTAATTGAAGCTGCTGCTGCTTCAGCAAAAATTTTATTTCTCGTAAATCCCAACGGCCAGACCAGAGCTAGCACTTTAGCAAAAGCTCCTAATGGAGCAGTGAGAGAAGGAAGTGCAGCAGATATAAGCGTCATGCAAGTAGGGAAGCAAGCAGACCTGGCAGTTGCACAACAAGCAATGCAAAGAATAGAAGCAAGACTAGCTGATGCTTTTCTTATGGCTAGTTCTGTACAAAGACAAGCTGAAAGGGTAACAGCAGCAGAGATAAATCTTATGGCTCAAGAACTTGAGAATAGTTTGGGTGGCGTCTACTCTATTCTCAGTCAAGAGTTCCAAATACCATATTTAAAAAGACGTATGCACATGATGGTAAGGTCTGGAAAAGTCAAAGCCTTGCCAGAAAAATTAGTAAAGCCTAAGATAGTGACAGGGATTCAAGGTCTTGGTAGAGGTAACGACAGAAATAAACTCATTGAGTTTATCGGTACTGTAGCTCAAGCACTTGGACCAGATGTTATGAGACAGTTTGTTAATGTCGATGAAGCAGTAAAACGTCTTGCTACTTCTATTGGTATTGACACTACAAATCTTATAAAATCACAAGAGCAAATTGCAGAAGAGCAACAACAAGCTCAACAACAACAGCTTATACAATCTCTTGGACCTGCTGCTTTAGGATCTAAATTACTTGATCCTAAAAACAATGCTCAAGCACAACAACTAACGGAGGAGTTAAATGCCAACCAAGAACAAGTCCAGGAAGAGGGATGAGAACGGTAAGTTTATTGCCAAACCACAAGAACCTGTGGTAAAACCTGTAGTAAAAGAACCTGTTGTGGTCAAAGAAACATCAGTAGAAACAAATTCTAAAGATGTAATTACTAGACATGGCAGTACACTACATACAAGTTAATTAACCATTTATGACTTCATCACAACTAAATGTATCTGAAACACCACCAATGTCTCAAGAAGACTTGGAGACTTTAGCTAAAAATGAAACAGACGAAAATGGTCTGATACTAGGTAAGTTTAAAAGTGTTGAAGATTTAGCTGCAAGCTATAAAGAACTTGAAGGTAAGTTAGGTTCTTTTGAAAAATCAGAAGAAGCTGAAGAACAAGTTGAAGAAGAAACTGCTGAAGAAGAAGTTTCAACTTATAACGAAATATATGGTGATGGTCTTGCAGATGTCTTAGAAGAAGTTGGCATTGATCCAGAAGATATAACAAATAGATTTTTAGAAACTGGTAACATAGATGAAAATGATTATGAGCTTTTAGGAGAAGCAGGTTTTTCAAGGCAGATCATTGACACCTACTTAGACGGAATTAGAGCTCAAGGTGATGTTGAAGCGATTGCCAAATCAGAACAGGCAAGCATAAAACAAATTGCTGGCGGTGAACAAGGATATGAACAATTAAAATCTTGGGCTAATGAAAACTTACCAACAGCAGATCTTGATGCTTTTGATAGTATAGTTCAAACAGCACCTCCAGCAGCTATTAAACTAGCAGTACAAGGTCTTTATTCTCAATACAGAAACGCTATGGGTATCGAACCAGATTTAGTCTCAGGTAGACCATCAAGTAACGGATTAGCTCCGTTCAGATCATCAGCAGAAGTAACTACTGCTATGAATGATCCACGATACGGAAAAGATATGACTTACACAGGAACAGTACAAGAAAGGTTGCGTGAAAGTGATGTCTTTAGATCATCTAGGTAATGGGAAAATTATGTGCTAGAGGTAAAAGAGCAGCAAAGGCGAAGTTTAGAGTTTATCCTTCTGCTTACGCTAATGCTTATGCTGTAAAAGTTTGTAAAGGACAAGTTAAAGTAGGTGGTAAAGCAAAGGTGGCTTCTGGCTATACTAAAAAAAGTAGAAACAATCTTAAAATGAGGTCTTAATTATGCCTTTAACTAGAAATCAAAAAAAAATAGATGCTAACAAAGATGGTAAGATCACAAGAGAAGATCTTAAAATGCTTCGTAAAGGAAAAAAGAAAAAAACTTTTGTAGATAAACTTAAAAATAAAGTTAAAAACAGAGTGTTAGGTAAACTTACTAGAGTTAAAGATCAAGAAAGACTACAGAAATTAAAAGAACAAGAAGGTTATAAAAATTAATTATGGCAAAACTTAGTCTTAGTCAGATAAAAACTTTGAAGAAACATTCAAAGCATCATTCCAAAAAGCACATGGATATGATGAAAAAGCTAATTCGTGAAGGTTCTTCCTTTAAAGCTGCACATAACAAAGCACAAAAAGATGTAGGCAAATGAGTCTTAAAAGATGGTTTGATGAAAAGTGGGTAGACGTTAAAACAGGCAAACCTTGTGGTCGGCAAAAAGGAGAGAAGCGAAAAGGATACCCTGCTTGCAGACCTTCAAAAAGAGTAAGTAGTGAGACTCCTAAAACTACAAAAGAAATGACTAGAGGAGAAACAAAAAAATTTAAAGAACAAAAGAAAGGTCCAAAAAAAATAACTTACCAACACAGAAGAGATAGTTTAAAATTTTCTAAATAATGTTATATTTTAAATAACTTACATTCTTTATGGCTAAAGGGGTATCTCTACGAAAAGAGCATAAGAGTCCTTCTGGGGGTTTGACTGCTAAAGGTAGAGCATACCTTAAAGCTAAGACAGGTAGTAACTTGCAAGCACCTGTCACAAAGACAAGTGGCCTTTCACCTAGACAAAAAGCAAGAAGAAAATCTTTTTGTGCAAGAATGTCAAAAGTCAAAGGACCACTTAGAAAGAATGGCAAGTTAACTCGCAAAGCCCTTGCTTTACGCAAGTGGAAATGTGGGTCAGTAAAAACTAAAAAGCGAAAATCTTAATATCAAAAGTGCCTGATGCGTCAGATAACACTTATGAGAACAGACAGTAGCGAAGTAAGTTTCTTAAATTTTATTCAATCAATCTAAAGGTTTTTTACCATGAGTAATGCTACGGTATCTCGCCTAGGACTGGTCGACAATACAGGAACAGACTTTGACGCTCTGTTTCTGAAAGTTTTTTCGGGAGAGGTGCTATCTGCGTTTACACGCAACAACATCTTTAACGAACAACTTCATTCTGTTCGGACCATAACCTCAGGCAAATCGGCACAATTTCCAGTTTTAGGCACTGCCACTGCATCTTTCCATACACCAGGGAATTTATTGACAGGGGGCAACCAGATCAGACATGGTGAGCGTGTCATAAGTATTGACGATCTTCTAATTGCAGACGTTTTTGTAAGTCGGCTAGAGGAATTGAAGAATCACTATGATATTCGCTCTCAATACGCTGACGAACTTGGTAAGGCTCTCGCGAAAACATACGATGAAAACGTTGCCAAAATGATTGCTCAAGCGAGTCGTGCATCTTCAACACTTACAGGTATTGCAGGTGGACTCACTTTAACTCTTGCTTCTGGCAACACAGCTTCTTCTGATGTTACTGGTGATGAGATAGCAGCAGCTATCTATGACATTGCACAAACATTTGACGAGAGAGACATCCCTCCTACAGATCGTTTCTGTGTATTACCACCTGCCGAATATTACAAACTTGCTGAGTCTGCTACAAGAACTGTAAATGTTGACTTCAACCCAGGTGGAGGTAATGGTTCGTTTGCTTCTGGTAATGTACAGCAAGTCGCTGGCATACCAATTCTGAAGTCAAACAACGTACCTCAGTCAAACAGGTCAGCAGCATCAGGTGAGAATAACGCTTACAATGGTGACGATAGTAAAACTATTGGATTAGTCTTCCATAAATCGGCTGTCGGAACAGTTAAATTAATGGATATGACTACTGAGATCACAGGCCAGGACTACGCTACGATGTATCAAGGAACATTGATGGTTGCGAAGTACGCACTTGGGCATGGAATCCTACGTCCAGAGTGTGCAGCTACTATTAAGTTATCTGCTTCTTAATACTTCTTAAATTCAATTTATAGGGTATCTTATTATTAGATACCCTTTTTTTTTATCATGGACATTGGTGATTCTTATCGCAAACTACAAGAAAAAAGTATGCAAAAACGAATGAAAGAAAGAATGAACAAACAAATGAGAGAAAGAATGGAGAAAAGAATGAAAGAAAGAATGGAAAAAGCCCAGCAAGCTCGTAGTGATTTAATGATGGCATCACCAAGGAGATAATTGTGTATTACTCAAAATCAACAAAGAAAAAAAAGAAGAAAGGATCGACAACTAAGCGAGATTCTCTTAAGATGAAAACTAAAAAACAGGGAGCGTATTAGTTATGTTTGGTAAAAAAAAGAAAAAATTAGAGGGTCAAGCATTTGTTGACTTTTATGAAAAAAAACTAAAAGATACTGGTAAAACAACTCTTGGTGAAAAAGCTAGATATGTTAAAGAAAAAGCTAAACTTAAAAATAAAGCTCTCAAACAATTAGGTAATTAAAATGAGTGTTATAGCTGCAACTACAAAACTAGAAAGTGTAAATATAATGTTGTCTGCAATAGGAGAATCTCCTATTAACACATTATCTGAAACAACTGGACTTAACTTTGATAATACAGTTTTACCTGTAGATGCTCAAATGGCTCTTGATATTTTACAAGAACAAAACAGAGCAATACAAAGTGAAGGTTGGAGTTTTAATACAGAAATTGATGTAACCTTACAAAGAAATAATGTAACTAAACAAATAATCTTGCCAACTGATGTTTTAAGAGTTGACCCCAATATTCATCAACACCCTTCAATAGATGCGATACAACGTGGGTTAAAAATGTATGACAGATTAAATAATACTTTTTTATTTGAAAATGATTTGATTTGTACAATAGTTTATTTTAGAGAATTTAATGAAATACCAGAGCCAGCAAGATACTATATAACTGTAAAAGCAGCTCGTATTTTTGTTGACAGATTAGTAAGTGATGGTGGTCTAAGAGGTTTTACACAGCAAGACGAAACTAGAGCTAGGGCAGTATTAATGGAAACAGATTTAGCTAATGCAGATCATAATATACTCAGAGGTGATCCCTCTCTAACTAATGTTTTTGATACCTATTCTCCAGCAAACGTATTAATTAGATAGTTATGGCTCTAATCTCTAGGTCAATACCTACCTTACTTAGAGGTATATCACAATCTTCTGATGCTACAAAAAAAGCTGACCATGCTTTAATACAAGACAATGCTAATAGTGATCCGATATTAGGTCTTACAAAGCGTTCTGGTTCGCAGTTTATATCTAATTTAATTAGTGGTGAATTAAGTTTAGGCGATATAAAAGTACATATGATAAATAGAGATAAAACAGAAAGATATATTGTTATTTTTAGTTCTACAAAAGTAAGAGTTTTTGAATTAGATGGTACAGAAAAGACTGTTGTTACTAACAAATATTACGATAGTAATACTGCAACTGTAAAAGACGATTACAGATATTTATCTTGTACAAGTCCACAATCAGAAATTAAAACAATAACTATTGCAGATTTTACTTTTGTTGTAAATTCAAGTATTACTGCTGCAATGGATTCAACTCTATCTCCTGGAACAGAAACACAAGCAATAGTATTTTTTAACCAAGTATCTGATAAAACAACATATTCAGTAACAGTAGACGGAACAACAGCGACTAAAGATACATCTTCAGATAGCACACTTAGCACATCTACAGTAGCTTCAGCAATTAAAACAAGTTTAGATAGCAGTCTTACTGGATTTACTATTGCCGTAAATGGTCCTGTTCTTCATATAAAAAAGAATGATGGTTCTGATTTTTCAATAGATTCTACTGATACTCAAGGTAATTCACAAATAACTACTGTTAAAAATTCAGTACAACAATTTACTGATTTACCTACAGTTTCTCCTAATGGTATGGTTGTAGAAATTATTGGTGATGAATCTACTAATTTTGATAATTACTATGTGAGATTTACGACCAATAATGGAGGAGCTTTTGAAGAAGGTCAATGGTCAGAAACAGTAGCACCTGGAATTAATTTTAAATTTAACTACGATACAATGCCTCATGTTTTGATAAGACAAGCTGATGGTAATTTTAGATTTGCAAGAGTAGATGGCAGATCATATGCAGTAACTTATTCAACATCGGGTACTTATTCGCAGTCAGGCACTACTGTAACGGTTACTTCTAATAGTCATGGTTTAACTGTTGGTAGTCTTGTAGATGCAAAAATTACATCAGGATCAGCCGTTGACGGCACTTTTACAATAACAAGCGTTACTACAAATACTTTTGTATATACTGCGGTAGATAGTTTAACAACTAGCGGTAGCGTAACTTATGCTGTTCCAAATTATACTCTTCCAATATGGGGAGAGAGAATTTGTGGAGATTTAGATTCTTCTTTAAATCCTTCTTTTATTGGTAACAAAATTAATAATGTATTTTTCTTTAGGAATAGATTAGGCTTTCTTGCTAATGACAATGTAATTCTTTCTACTGTTTCTAAATTTTTTACTTTTTTCCCAGAGACAGTATTAACAGTTATAGATAGTGATCCTATTGATGTGGCAGCATCTCACACTAAAGTCGCTATTTTAAAAAATGCTGTAAACATGGGAGAAAAATTAATATTATTTTCAGATCAAACTCAATTTGTTTTAAGCAGTTCATCAGATTCTTTAACACCCAAAACAGCAAACATACTTGTTGCAACAGAATTTGAAAGCAGTGATAGTGCAACTCCTGTTGGTGCTGGTAATTCTATTTATTATTTAACTAATAAAGGTGGTTTTGCTGGTGTAAGAGAATATATAACTCAAACAGGAACACAAGTCAGAGAAGCTGCAAACATTACAATTCATGTTCCAAAATTAATTCCTAGCGATATTTATAAAATAGTTGTCTCTACTAATGAAGATGTACTAATTTTATTAGGAACAACAAATCCACATAAATTGTATGTAAACAAATGGCTATATGGTAATGACGGACAAAAAATTCTTAATTCATGGTTTACATATACTTTTGAACGTGACAGACATATAAAAAATATAGATTTTATAGGAACAGATTTATTTGTGGTTACTGAAGACGCACCCGAAGCAGGTTTTTCATCAGAATATAATTTAGAAAAAATACCTTTTGAACCAAATTATAAAGAACCAAATTCTGAATATGAATATCGACTAGATAGAAAAGTAACAGAATCAAGTAATGGAGTATCTATTGCTTATGATTCAGCCTCAACTACTTCAACAATAACAATGCCTTATAGACTTGATGGAAGTATGGATGTAATAACAAGAGATTTACTACCTGCTGAACACGCAACTTATACTTCTACGACTTCTAATAATATAGTTACAATTACAAAAACTAATCATGGCTTTGTTACTGATGACCAAGTTGAAGTTGTCTTACCAAAGTCAAGTATTACTAATTTTGCAGATTTAACTGTAGAAAGAATTGCTGAATATGTAGCACAAGGGGGAGATAGAGGTATTACAGGTTTGTTTCTTATAACTAAAGTTGATAACAATACGTTTACTCTTGTTAGTCCATCTAATTTAGGAAACAATACAAATCTTATATGCACTGTAAGAGAATCTAGTTATTTAACTACTTTTAAAAATGAAAAGATAACAACATCTGCTGGTCAAAAAATTCTTTCAGGAAATCTTGTTGGTGGTAGTAAAGATATAACAGTTCTTGGTGATATAAGACATACTAAATTTATTGTTGGTGAACCTTATGAAATGCACTATAGGTTTGCACAACAACGTCTTACTGAATCTCCAAGTCAAGGAAGTGAATTAATTAGCGGAAGATTACAATTAAAACATTTTTATATTAAATTTGAAGATACTGGATTTATGAAAGTAGAAGTTACTCCCGACAACAATACAACTTCAACATATGAATTTACTACAATATTAGGTACGGATGAAAGTATTATTGGATCAAATTCTTTAGATACTGGCACTTTTAAAGTTCCAATAATGAGTAGAGCAGACAGAATTACAATAGATGTAAAAAATTTAACGCATTTACCTACGAATCTAACAAGTGCTGAATATGAAGCAATGTTCCATATGAGGTCAGCTAGAAGATAATGGGACATTTAAGAAAAGCAAAATTAAAAGATCTTAATCATGTAATTCAAAACATGAGAGTAATGGATAAAATTGAAGTTTTTTATCAAACAAATTTAAAACCAGAAGAAGCTATACAATTTTCATACTTAGCAACTAAAGATAAAATGGCTATAGCTGCTGATAATGATAACCCAATAGGTTTATGTGGGGTATCTCCTGACGGTTGTATATGGATGGTTGCTACAGATGAGTTGTTTCAAAATAAAAAATATAAAATACAACTTATAAGACAAGGCAAACAATGGGTAGATAGTCTGTTGAAAAATTATAAATTGTTATACAATATGGTATATGCGGAAAATGATTCTGCTATAAAGTGGTTAAG